AAAAACAACAACATTTACAGGTGTCAGTGGAAATGGATATTTTGTTAATACTACAGCTGGAGTAATTACAGCTAACTTACCAGCTTCTCCAAGTGCTGGAGATATTGTGGCAATTGTAGATTATGCAGGAACAGCAGATACAAATAGCATTACAATAGCAAGAAATGGTTCAAACATAAATGGTGGCACAGATAATTTAGAAATAGATAAAGAAAATGCTGGAATTACTCTAGTATATGTAGATGCTACTCAAGGTTGGAAGGGAACT